GAAACCTTACTATCAATGGAACGACCACTACTGTCAATTCTACGGTCACAACTCTCGATGACCCTATTATTACTGTGGGTGGTGACACAGCACCAGCGTCTAACGATGGTAAGGATCGTGGTGTTGAATTCCGTTATTACGACAGCTCTGCGAAAGTTGGCTTCTTCGGATACGATAGATCCGCCAACCAATTCGCATTCGTAGTAGATGCAACTAACTCATCAGAAGTCCTTTCAGGCACTGATGGTGCTCTCCGTGCTGGCAGTCTGAATCTTACTGGTTCTGGCACCACTCTTGATGTTGATGCCAATGCTAATATTGATGGCACCCTGACTGTAGATGGTCAAATCATCTCTCAAGTTTCTTCTGGTCCTGCACTGGTTATTCCTACAACTAATAAGATTAACAATCTGAATGCTGACCTTCTGGACAGCATGACAACTGCTTCTACAGCAACTGCAACTACTGTTGTTGCTCGTGACTCTAGTGGAGACTTTGCTGCAAATATCATTACGGTTGCTTCTGGTGTAGGTGCTGCTGCTGGTATTCAAGGTAATGCAACAACTGCAGATGCACTGAGGACTGCAAGGACAATCACTGTTGATGGTGTTGTTGATGGTAGTGTATCCTTTAACGGATCTGCTGATGTTACTATTAGCACTACTTACAATGATGCAGACATCACTGCGCTCGCCGCTATGGCAGGCACTGGTCTAGTAGCAAGGACTGCTGCCAATACTTACGCACAACGCTCTGTGACCGCCACAGCGTCCTCTGGTATCACTGTTACTAATGCTGATGGTGTATCGGGCAATATCACCATTAACGTCGCTTCTGCAAGCAGCAACTCAGCAAACAACCTTGTCATTCGTGATGCTTCTGGTGATTTTGCTGCCAATGAAATTACTGCTGATCTGATTGGTGGTGTAACGGGTGACGTTGTTGGTAACGTAACTGGTAATCTGACTGGTAGTGCATCTCAGGTTGATACCGTCACTGCATCCAGTGCCAATGCCGCTTATCATCTGACGATGGTTGACCAACATAATACTGTTGCAAATAACGAAACCATTAATACAGACCAAAGTCTGACTTATAATCCATCTACTAATCGCCTAAAGACTAAACTTGAATTACAGACAGATGCTGCACCCGCCAGTGCAACAGCAACTGGTACTGTTGGCGAAATTCGTTACGATGCAAACTATATTTACATCTGTGTTGCTACTAACACCTGGAAAAGATCCACCCTCGATACTTGGTAAATTAAATGTCCGCTACAAGACCCGCTACTAAAACAGAGTTAAAAAACTATGCTCTTCGTAGATTAGGTTTTCCTGCCATCGATATTAACGTGTGTGATGAGCAATTGGATGACCTAATTGAAGAAGCAATCGATTACTTTCAAGAGTTTGCATATAACGGCAGTTATAAAGCATTCATCAAGATTGTAGTAACTGATGCCATTAAGACTGCTACCAAAACTGGCAGTGCGATGGGTGCTACCGATTGGACAGAAGGGAATGAATATGTATCACTTCCCCCTGGAGTCTTGGCGGTCAATCATGTCTATAGTCAAATTGGTGCTTCAAGTATTACCCCTGGTAATATTTTCAATATCAAGTATCAGATTTTCTTGAATGATATCTATGCAATGACACATGGACAAATCCTCCATTACTTTATGACTTCACAATATCTGGAGACTCTAGATTTTGTGACTAACTCAGATAGAAATCGTAGAGTTAGATTTAATGAATATCAAGGAAGACTTTATCTAGATTTTGATTGGTCAAATCTTCAAACTGGTAATCAGATTGTAGTAGAAGTTATGATGCGTCAAGATCCAGATACTTATACTGCGATGTATAATGATGCCTGGTTGAAGGATTATGTTGAGGCATTATTCCAACAGCAATGGGGTCGCAATCTTAGTAAGTATGATGGCATTCAAATGCTTGGTGGTGTAACTCTTAATGGTCGTCAAATTCTTGAAGATGCAAGTCAATTTAAGAAAGATCTTGAAGCAGATATTCGCAAGACTTACGAACTCCCACCAATGGATTTAATCGGTTGATATGACTTACAGAAACGATCCCCCAGAAAATTGCATTCAGTCGGACTATACTAGTAGTTGCCGACTAAATCTAAACGGTTCTTCCCAGGAACAAATGTTTATGGGCAATCTGATCATTGAGAGTATTGAGCTCTATGGTCAGGATATCTATTATCTGCCTAGAACATATGTCAATAGAGATACAATTTTAAACGAAGTTGAAACTAGTAATTTTACACAGGCACTTTCAATTAGAGCATATGTTAATAATGTAGAGGGATGGGAAGGTCAAGGAGATCTTTTGAGTAAGTTTGGTGTCCGTATTGAAGACAAGACTACCTTTATCTTTTCTAGAAGTAAATTTACTGAGAAGGTAGATGATAATGCAGCATTGAATGTGGAGGGTCGTCCTAATGAGGGTGACCTTATTTGGTTTCCAACAACAAACCATTTGTTTGAAATTCAATTTGTTGAAGCAGAAAGACCTTTCTATCAGTTAGGTAAGGGTTATGTCTGGGAATGTCAGTGCGAACTCTTTGAGTACAGTGATGAGCAACTTGATACTGGTGTCGCAGCAATTGATGCTATCGAAACTGCCTTTGCCAATTCTATCAAGTTGGTTATGGATGCTGGCGGATCTGGCGACTTTACAGTTGGTGAAGAAATTGTCGGTGACTTATATCTTGCTGCAGCAACAGCAGCAATCACTGGAGACGCAGTAAGTTCCTTTACAATCACTGATGGTGGTGAGCACTATAAGTCAGCATTGCCACCTACCGTTACTATTACAGGAGGTGGTGGAAGTGGAGCAACAGGCACGGCTGTTGTATCGGCTACAGGTATTGTTACTGGCATTACTGTCACAGCTGGTGGTACTGGTTATACTAGTGCCCCATCTGTCACGATTGACTACTCTCCAAAAGACTCTAGAGCAGAAGTCAAGTCCTGGAATAGTGGAACAAGAGAACTCCAAGTCATTAATAGAACAGGAACCTTCAATACTTCAGAAACAATTAAGGGAATAACATCAGGTGCTCTCTGGAGTCCAGAATCTTATAACACTCTAAATAATACTAATACCGCTGATAGCATTGACCAAAACTATAGTTTTGAAACTGCTGATGACGATATTATAGATTTCACTGAGGGGAATCCCTTTGGTTCTATTGGGTCCATTACTGATACTACAATCTGATGCTAGGCACATATTCATATCACGAAATTTTTAGAAAAACTATTGTGGCGTTTGGCACGCTATTTAATAATATAGAAATTCGTCGCTCTACTGAAGTGATGAAAGTGCCTCTAGCATATGGTCCTAAGCAAAAATTCTTAGCACGTCTTGATCAGACACCCGATCCTACAAACGTAAGAACTCAGATCACTCTTCCTAGAATCTCATTTGAGATTAATGGTATAAGTTATGATTCCAGTAGAAAGGTATCTCCAACTCAAAAGATTAAGATTGCTAAAGACACCGATGAAAATAAGAACGTGTATATGCCCGTTCCTTATAACTTATCATTTGAGTTAGCAATTATTTCTAAAAATCAAGAAGATGGACTAGAAATTCTTGAGCAAATTTTACCAGTTTTTCAACCACACTACAATCTACCAATAAAATTATTGGCAGATATGAATGAAGTAAAGGACGTTCCTGTAGTTTTAAGTAATGTTGATTATGAAGATGACTATGAAGGAGATTTTTCTACTCGTAGAGCAGTCATTTATACTCTTCAATTTACTTGCAAGACGTATCTATATGGTCCTGTTACAGATGCGAAGATTATTAAGAAAGCAATTACAGACATTTACAGCGATACAAATACTGCTAGCGCACCGAGAGATGTCCGTTATACTATTCAACCAGATCCGTTAGACGCTGATGCTGATGATGATTTTGGATTTAGTGAATTGAAAGCAGAGTTTGTTGATAACAAGAAACGTAATCCCGTAAGCGGAGTGGATGAGGATATTTAATTATGGCAACATTTGATGGACTAAATGATGTTTTTGGAGCAGAACCTTCGGATCTTCAGAAACATGTGGATAAAGTGAAACCAGAACTGAAAAAATCAGACACTCCTGATGTGAGGCAGGATTATGAGTATTCTCGTGCTCAACTTCACAACCTAGTAATGAAAGGACAGGAGGCAGTAGATGGCATACTTGACGTGGCACGAGCGTCAGATCATCCTCGTGCTTATGAAGTTGCAGGTCAACTTATTAAACATGTAGCAGATACTGCGGATAAACTTATTGACTTACAAAAGAAGATGAAGGATTTAGATGCAGAAGATAAGAAGTCTGGCCCGTCTACTGTTAATAACACGATGTTTATTGGCAGTACTACGGACTTACAAAAGATGTTAAAGAAGCAAAAGGAGATAAATAATACGGACACGAAGTAAAATTACACGACATGGCAACATTAAGAGTATTAAGCACCAACGCAATTACTGGTTCTGCTACTGAATATCAAGTAGTGCAGACTGGT